GCCTCGGATTCGGCTTTGGCTTTCAACCCGCCTCCGATGATGGCCGCGCCAGCGGCGATGATTCCTGCGATGATCCAAAACATCTCTCTACTCTCCCGCGCTCATCTCGGCCACGATTCCCAGCACCGTCATCGGTAGCGGCTGGTCCTGCACGATCATGATGCTTCCCTCCCTGCTGAAAGCGCCTCCGATCCGCACCTCCTGCGGGCCCGTCAGAAGTGTGTCGCTGGCGTAACGAATGGCTTTAAGGTTGCCGGCGTCCGCCCCGATCTTCCCGCCGCGGCTCTTGTACAGCAGCAGCGTGGCCTCGGGAATGCGCACAGGTGAGAAATGCCCCAGACGCTGGGTCCATATCTTGCCCGTGCGGGGAAGTCCGACGTGGATCTTGGCCGCGTAGGCGTCGATGGTGATGGTGCCGCCGCTGGATACCACTTCCTGGCCCAGCGCTTCGCCGTCGGCATAGACCGCCACTGTCTTTAGTTTCAGATGATCCAGGCCCGAAAGATCCTTCACCACTTTCTCGCAAAGGCCGCCGCTGGTCCAGATGCCGAAGGCGGTCCCGTTTAGAGGCGTGACGCCATCGGTCAGGTACAATTCGAAGGTGTCGACGGCGAAAGCGCAACTCCATCCGGTATTAGTTGGCAACGTGGCGGGGTCGGCGAGTTTCGTGAAGGTGTCCCCGCTGCGTTTATAGATCGTGATGAAAGGAGTTGTGAGGTGCGCTACCGCCAGATAAACACCGTCGGCAGAGAAGGCGCAATCGTATGCCTCCCCCGTTGGCAGTGTGGCGGGATCGCCGAGTTTCGTGAAGGTGTCCCCGCTGCGTTTATAGATCGTGATGAAAGGAGTTGTGACGTGCGCTACCGCCAGATAAACACCGTCGGTTGAGAAAGCGCAATGGAGTGCGGTTCCGGTCGGAAGTTCGGCGGGGTTGGCGAGCTTGGTGAAGATATCCCCACTGCGCTTGTAGATCGTCACGAAAGGGGTATCAAGGTGCGTTACGACTAGGTACACACCGTCGGGAGAGAAGGTACAGCCCCATCCGGTTCCGATCGGAAGCTCGGCGGGGTTGGCGAGTTTGGTGAAAACATCGCCACTGCGTTTGTAGATCGTGACGAAGGGGCTCGCGTCGTGCGCGACCGCCAGATAAACACCGTCGGCAGAGAAGGCGCAATCGATTGCGTGTCCAGTCGGAAGCTCGGCGGGGTTGGCGAGTTTGGTGAAAACATCGCCACTGCGTTTGTAGATCGTGACGAAGGGGCTCGCGTCGTGCGCGACCGCCAGATAAACACCGTCGGACGAAAAACAACATCCCGTTCCTTGGCCCGTTGGCAACGTGGCGGGGTCGGCGAGCTTCGTGAAGGTGTCCCCGCTGCGCTTGTAGATAGTTACCCAAGGAGTGGTAGCATGCGCCACCGCCAGATACACGCCGTCCGTGGAGAAGGCACAGCCCCATCCTTGTCCAGTCGGAAGCGTGGCGGGATTGTCGAGTTTCGTGAAAGTGTCGCCACTGCGTTTGTAGATCGTGATGAAAGGCGTGGTAGCATGCGCGACAGCCAAGTACACGCCGGCGACTTTGTTCTTGACCATGTAGGTATTGCCGTTGAGCTGGGTCATGCCCACCACGCCCGTGATCCGCACGAACTCGTCGTTGACGAAGGGATGGGCGGCGGCACTGACCACGACCGGGTTAGCCTTGGTGGCGCCTTCCATGGCGTCGGTGGTGGCGCTGTAGTCGAAGGTCTTGCCGCAGTCCACGTAGAAGTAATCCTTCTCGTCCGCGGGCCGGTTGATGGGCTTCATGTACTCGATGTACTGCTTCGTTTCGCCGTTGATCACGCGCTGCACGCACAGGTAGATTGTGTCCTCCGGGTTTGTGGCGTCTCCCGATACCACGGCTATGCTCTTCACCAAGCCGTCTCTCGGCTGCCGACTCCAGGCCACGATGTTGTTGTTGCGGTCCAGGGTCAGGGCCGCCAACTCGTCGTTGCACAACCGGACCCATAGCAAGGATCGCGGGGAGCGTTGCCAGGCGAACTCAAGCAGGCCCTTCTCGCCGATGTGGTCCGCCAGCTGCGTCAAATCCGGCGAAATGTAGCCGCCCCGCTCCATGCTGTACATGAATTCCCTCAGCCGCTGCCCGCCCTTCTGCACGAACAGGAGGGACTCATTGGCCAATATCGCCGCAACGCCCGCGCTGCCGTGAGCGGAGACTCGGTCCGTGTACACGTTGGCGCCCGTGATCGGCGCATCGCCCCCGCTCATCGGCCACTCTCCGTGGCTGGTGCCGATCACGATCCTGTGGTCCTTCGTCCGCATCCATACGATCTCCTCCAGCAGATCGGAGGCGAGCGTGTATTCGTAGGCAGCCGCATTATCCGCGGCATCCAACAGGAAGTTCTGAGGCCAGCCGGTCCGAGACCCACGCACTCTCTGATCGCGGCCGAGGATCAATCTCTGATCGTGGAAGGTGAGGGCCGCAGGATACTGAGAACCCCAAGAAACGCCTTCCCAGGCATCCGGAACAAATGCGCAGCCGTATGCGTCACCTGCCGGCAGCGTCCCGGGGTTGGCGAGCTTGGTGAAGGTGTCGCCGCTGCGCTTGTAGATCGTGACGAAAGGCGTGGTGCTGTGCGCTACCGCTAGATAGATGCTGTTCGCAGAGAAGGAACAACCTCGTCCGTCACCTGCCGGCAGCGTCCCGGGGTTGGCGAGCTTGGTGAAGGTGTCGCCGCTGCGCTTGTAGAGTGTGACGAAAGGAGTGAGGCTATGCCCCACGGCAAGATAGACGCCATCGGCGCAGAATCCGCAAGTGAATCCATTCCCCGCCGGCAGCGTCCCGGGATTGGCTAGCTTCGTGAAGGTATCCGCATTGCGTTTGTAGATGGTGATGAAAGGCGTTGTGGTATGCGCCACGGCAAGATAGACGCCGTTCTTGGAAAACATGCAGCCGTATCCGCTGCCGGTCGGCAGCGTCGCGGGGTTAGCCAACTTAGTGAAGGTATCTCCGCTGCGTTTGTAGATCGTAATGAAGGGCGTGGTTGTAATATTCCCGACGGCCAAGTACGTGCCATCTTCGGAAAAGGAGCAACTCAAACCGGTGTTGGGTGGCAGATCTGCCGGATCAGCCAACTTGGTGAAGGTGTCGCCGCTGCGCTTGTAGATCGTGACGAAAGGCGTGGTGCTGTGCGCTACCGCCAAGTACATACTGTCTACGGAGAATGCACAGCCGTTTCCGCTGGTGCCTGGCAACGTCGCGGGGTTGGCGAGCTTGGTGAAGGTGTCGCCAGAGCGTTTATAGATCGTGACGAAGGGAGTAGTGGTGTGCGCCACGGCAAGATACATACCATCGGACGAAACAGCGCAACTCCATCCGATTCCTGCCGGCAGAGTATCCGGATTTGGTCTCTTCGTGAAAACATCGCCAGTGTATGCATAAGCCGTGATGTATGGCGAAACATTGTGCGCAACCGCCAGACAAACGTCTAGATCCGCACTGTTTAAGTTCCAGAGTAGATCCCCATAATTTTTCAGTCCGTGCAGTTGATACAGCCCGTGCGCCAGGTAGATCTTGTACTCTTGCTGCGTGGTCTGAAGACCCGCCAGGTCCGCCCCGGCCCAGGGCGTGACGATCTCCAGGGGGTTGGCCCCGTCCAGCAACCGTGCCTTGTTCTTGTAGAACCGGCACGCGCTCTCGGACAGCTCCAGCACGTACTTCTCGCTCGCGGAGACTTCGAAGGGCAGCAGCCGCACCGGGGTGGTGTGGGTCTTGGCCTCGCAGATGAAGACGGTGCCGGGTGCGAAGTCCAGGCCACCGGAGGCGTGGACGAGGAAGTTCTCAAGGGTACGGCAGGTGCGGTTATAGATCGGGGTATCGATCCTGGCCATCAGGCGGTCGCCGACTTCCCCGCCCGTGAAATCGGTGACGATCTTCCGCGCTTCCGCCATTACATACTCGTGATCAGCGCCGAGCCCGCGTCCGGCTCCTGCCTGTAGCGCGCGTCCTGCGCTCTGGCCAGAGTCAGCAGGCCCGCGAACTCCTGATCCAGTTGCTGCTGCTTGGCCTTGCTCTTGGTCAGCGCCGGCGCGCACACCGCCCCCAGCCTCGTGGCCACGGTATCCGCCAGAAGTGGGCTGAAGTAACGAGGGTCCGAGAGGTAGGCGATGTAGAGGATCTCCAACTCCTCGTCGGCGTAGTTGGTGAGGAAGATGTTGTGTTCCTCCACCCAGCCCCCGATGTCTACCCCGGTCTCGATGACTTTGATACAGGCATCCGGGAGTTTGAAGGCGTAGGCGTAGCCCCAGTTGGGGACTCTCCAGATGATGCCACCGCTGGTCCAGGCGCCGTACCCGGTACCATCCAGCTGCGCCGTGCCGTCTTCGTTGTACAACTCGAAGGTTGCGGCGGCCGGGTTCTTCGCCATGTAGACGTTGCCGTTGAGTTCGGTCATGCCCAGGACGTCGGAAAACTGCACCAGGTCCCCGTCCTCGAAGGCATGCGCCGTGGCCGTAACCACCACGGGCTTGGCCTTGGTGGCGGCCTCCACCAAGTCCGTGTCTCGCCTCAGTACCGCGCGTTTGCGCGCACATTTCCAATCCGCGAGTTCCAACACCTCGTGCAGGACCTGCTCCCAGACCGCGTTGAAGGCGTTGGCCTCCTCGCAGTCTTCGTTGCCGGTCGTCAGGCGTTCGGTGATCCCGAGTTTGATAAGGGCCAGATTGTAGATCCTGACCTTGGTCTCGTTCAGGTTCATTCAGCCCCCATGGACAAAGGGCCAGCCGTTCCCAGCTGGCCCTCATTTCTCTTTGCCGCGGTTTGCACCTGCCTCTAGTTCAGCAGGATGCGCGCCGTCAGTTTCCCGGTCGTGTTCGCCGTCTGGGCGTAGAAGTACAGCGAGATGTAGTCCAGCAGCCCTATGGAGGGCAACGGCACTTTGGCTACCACGATCTGTTCCGGCGTTGTCGCCAGCGACAACCTAGCCCCGGTGAGGGCCGAAAACAACTCCCCCACCTTGGTTTCGCCCGGGCTCGTGTTGCCTGTCTTCAGGTACAGTGAATATACCTGCGCCGAGCTAGTGAACAGACCATCGGTCATCACCTCGATGAACTTCTGGTGGCCTTTGCCCGGCTCGTTGATCTGCGATTCCTTCAGCACCTTGCTCAGGGTCGCGCTGCTCGTCACGAGGTCGCCCGTTTCCGCGGTGAAATACAGGTATGCGTCGCTCATATTTCCTCCTTACGCGACCACGGCTTCGGTGTCCTTGATGGACATCCATTTCCGCACGGGAGTGATGCCCTTGAACATCAGCACGCTTCCCCCCGAGTCCAGCTTTACCCACCGCAGGATGTGCTCGCCCGCGGTCTTGGCCTCCTGCTCCAGTTGGATGAGGCCGGTCTTGCCCACGTACAACACCGAGCCATCGGGGTCGGGCAGGTTATGCCACAGCTCGATGAGCTTGTTGATGTCGATGTGGTTGGCCGCCCCGGTGCCGATGTTGCACAGTCTCTGCAAGTAAGCCTCGTCGAAGACCCGGATGCCGTACCTGTAGTAGAACTCGGTCACGTACGCCAGCAACTGCTTGCTGTTGGCGCCGATCACGAGCTGCTTGCCGATGTCCTCTTCCTTGACGAGATCGGTCTTCCCGCCCGGCGGGTACAGGTAACAGACTTTCTCCGGTCCCCAGCCCAGGAGGTAAGCGGAAGTCACGGCGTTGGAGCTGGCGTCTCCGTTATTCGAGATGTTGCCGCCCGCGATCGTGGCCCTTCTGGTAGCGAAACCGTTGATGTGGTTGGGTGTGGCCACAGCCCGCGTCGCGTACAGCATCTTGTCGCCGAGCCAGTTGGCCCCGCCTCGGATGTGCTGGTCGTCCTTGCGCGCCCGGAACTCCACGCCTCCGCCCGGCTTCGCCTTCTCCGCAATCAGCACCAGCTCCTGGTCTACGATGCCGCGATCCTCATACAGAGAGATCGGCTCGATGAGTTGGTCGGTCTTGCCGGAGGTGGCGTCGATGCCGTTGTTGATGGAGCGCATCTCGCCGTTGGGCAGGTATGCGTCGCGGCCGAAGATGTCTCCGGTGAACTGGTTGGCCTCCTCCCAGTGCGCGTCCTGGAAAGGAGGGACTGCCTTGGTCAAGATCTTGGCGACCTGGACGAAACGCTCCCCGCCGGGGAGGGTCTCCTGCGCCAGATCCAGCAGGGTGACTTTCCCTGCCAGGTCCACGTCTGCGAACCACTGGAGGTGGACTCTCTCCAGCTGTTTCAGGAAGTTCATAGCCTTGCTCCTCAAAACGAGTTTGAGGAACGTCCGTCTGCTACAGATCGTCTTCCATGGGCCGCCGCTTCCGCTCCTCCCAGTCAGGTCGGAAGAAACGCACCTGCCGCAGGTTGGCTATACTCTCGCTTCGGGTTGCCCCTTTGATGCGGTAGAGCCTACGGCCTCCGCATCGGTACTACCTACAGTATCTACCGCCTCGCCCCGCTCGTCAAGTTCTTTCAAGGGAATCAGGATCATGGTTGTGCGCGGGTATTGCGGGTCTTGAATGCGCCGTATCATCCTGTTGCCGGCGACATGTATAGCGGCTTTAAACTCCTCTTCCCGATTCGTGTCATCGAAAACCCATATGGTGTGCGGATTCCCCCAGCGCTCGTATGCGGCAAGAGCAGCCGGACACGCCCTCCCAGTTACTGGGCCGTCCACGATCACCAAATCGTAGGGTACCTCTTGATCGATCGCCAGAGGCACCCGTGAGTACCATGCGCCTTCCCGGTCCAAGGCAACAGCGAAGGTTGTATCGGTCGGTAGGCCCGCCTTTTTGAGATTCGCCAAATGTTTCTCGCTGTACGGCCCCTGATGATCCAGCGCCTGATAGACGGCTCCGTTGGCCAGACACCAGGGCAGGACCACGAAGGAGCTGGCCCCGGGTCCAATCTCCAGCACTTTCTTAGGCTTCCTCTGCTCCAGAAGATCCCGGAGCGCTTCCAGGGCCGGCCGACTGAGGCGCCAGGCCTCGTCGTACTGGTCGATGGCATCTACGGGTGGGCCAGGAACGCGGACTACCATACGAATGTCGTGTCCGATGCGCACCGCAGGATGGGCCCAGATCTTGAAGCCCTTCGCCCGGATGCGCCGGCACCAGTCGAAGTCTTCTCCCGGCAGAATCACCCGCCCGTCTTCCTCGTAGGGCACTTCCTGGAACCAGGGGTAGTCGAGGGTTTCGAACACACCCTGCCGCACCAGCAGGAAGGCGAAGCCGCAGAAATGGAAGTCACTCATGGGCGCGTCCTGGCCCACGGCGTGCAAGTTCACGTATTTGCTCAGCGAGCCTTCGACTAACCCGAAGGCTCCGACACCCTCCGCATTCATCGGAACCATGCCCGTGATGATGTCCTTGTCCGCATCCAGCAGCCGAAAGAAATCCTCCGGCGTGTAGACGCTGTCGCTGTCGATCCACATCATGAAGTCGTAAGGTCTGCCGCCGAAGGGTTTTGCAGACTTGCGGAGTCCGGTAACGCCTTCCTCCAGGATGTTGTTACGACAGAGGGTCACGCTGGAGTTGTATCCGCGGACGACCTCCAGGCGCAGACCGCGTTCGGGTTTGGAAGCTGCCGCGACGAGAGCGTCCCAGCTCATGGCGGCGACCACTGTCGGGGCCCCGGGCAGGCAGAAGATGATGTGTTTCACTTCGGCTCCTCCGAGCGCTCGGATAGAAGTTTGCGGCAGAAGTTGATCAGTTTCCGCATGTCCTCGGCCGCGTTGATCCAGCCGTAGCCCGCGTACTCCGGGATCTTCACCTTCTCCAGGTACTCCAGCTCGTCCGTGGTCATGGGCTCAATCCATTTTCGGGTAGCGGTCTTTGTACTTCGCCTTCCGTTCGCGGCGCTGCGCAAGTCGTTCCAGCGCCTGGGTCATTTCTTCCTGCTCCTCCTGCTGCTCCTTGGCGTCTTTCACCAATCGGCCGGCGGCGCCTTGCGCTTTCTTCAATCGCTCGGGATCTTTGCCGATCGCGTCGGCCATGGCCAGAGTCCTGGCGTCGCTCTCGGCTTTCCAGTCCCGCTCTTGTTTCGTCGGTTCGCTGCTCATGGTCTACCTCCCCATGCTCGGATAGCGCTTGCGCAGGTTGTCCAGGGCCGCCTGTTCGGCTGAGCTGGGGGTTGCCGCAGCAACTTCGCCCGTGAGTTCCGGACTCTTGTTGTAGCGCTTCTTCAATTCCTCGCGCCGTTTCTGTTCGGGAGCGGGCTGCGCAACCCCGGGCTTGCCCGGCACCAGGTGCCCCTCGCCGATGGCCTTGCCGATCTTGTTGAACGCCTTGATCAGATTCGGCGAGTTTTCCAGGCCTCCCCCGGGGCCCCCCGCAATTTCTGCCACCAGTGCTTCGCCACCGAAGGTCAGGATAGCGCGGCGGGCGATTTCCTCCTGTGCCGCGAAATCGCCCTTCCACTCCGCCTTGAGCGCGGTCAGACCGGCCTCGCGTTGCTTGGCGTAGTCGTCCTGGGTGGCCTTGGACGTGGCGAAGATCGCCTCGCGGAAGAATCCGCTGACGACCTTGGCTGCGTCCTTGCTCAGGCCCGCCTTGAGCGCCAGGGCCCGCAGATCCTCGTCCTTCGCCTTCAGGTAGGCGCCCAACTGCTCGCGGTGTTTGGCGAACACATCTCCCGCCAGGTGTTCCGGGAACTTGAGCTCATCGAAAACGTACTCCTCCGGCTTCTGCGGAGCCGCGGCCAACTTCGCCTGCAGCTCCGTCAACTGCTGCTCGCCGGTGTAGAGGCGGTCGAGCACGTCGCCCCAGCTCTTGTGCTTCAGCAGGTCCTTGAGGAACTTCGGATCTTTCTTGTACTTGTCCGGGGCCTGCGCGAGAAAGGTACCGTCCGCCTTCAGTTCGGGCTCGGGCGCCGGCGGCACTACTGCCGGCGGAGTCGGTGCCGGCGGAACTACCGCAGGCGGAGCAGAGGCCGCAGCAGGTGGATCTGCGAACCACTGGAGATGTACGTGTTTGAACATAGCACCCCCTACGCCGTGATCCGGTGCCGCTGGATCATCCAGACCGAGAAGACGTCCAGAAAGTGAAGGTCCTCATCCTTCCGCGTGCTCGCCGAAGTGAGTTTGGTCTGATAGGCGGCCAGGAAATCCCGGTCCGACTTGGGGATGGAGGTCTCGAGCTCCAGCTTGTCGATGAGCTTGTTGGCCTCGACCATCACCACCGCTACCGCGTTCGTGTAAGTCATTTCGTTTACTCCCTCAGCTGCGCCGGCGGTGTAGCTTCCACCAGCCTCCGCGTCAGCTCATATAGATTGCTCTCCCGGATCGCGCCGATCCGTTTCAAGAGCCGTTTGCCTAGATTTTGTTTGGCCACCAACTGGGGTTCGGGGTCGATCTCGTCCCAGAGCAGGCACTCCTCCGCCAGGAAATGCGCAAGCACGATCGGACCCACTGCGCTCTGGGCGAACAGCACGTGGTACATCTGGTCGATGTCCGCGTCCGTCAACTGCTTGCCGAGGTAGATCATGCCCCTGCCCTGCCCCCCGCCATCATCGCCTCCAGGGGACTCCCGGATTCGGGGCGTTTGCTCATCTTCGATCCCGCCTCCGCGCCGCTCTTGGCCAACTCCGCCTGCTGCATGGCCTGCTGGATCTTGACCCGCTGCTCGCGGATCTTGCTCACTTCCTCGTCGGTGCGGATGTCCTTTTCCGGCACGCCATGGCCATCGGCCAGGTCCTCGACGATCTCATCCCAATTGGCTCGGTCCAGTACGGCGTCCTTGGAAGGCACCAGTTGTATCGTCTCCATGAAGCCGCGGATGCCTTGCGTCTTGAAGAGTCGTCGCTGGGCCTCCGCCAGGGGCCCGAGGTACTCCACATCCATGTACGTCAGGCCCTCGTCCTGGAGCACCTGCGGGGGCTCGGGCAGCCGGCCCGCGCGTCCCGAGATTGCGGATGTGCGCGCGATGAGGCGGTCCAGGAACTCGTGCAGATACTGGTTGATGATCGGAGCCAGCACGACCGCGCGTTCACCCACGATCTCGGAGACCTCGTACGCGGTTTGCGGCTTCTGCTCCGTGAGCAACTTCATGAAGATGTCGTACATGAAATGCCGCTTCACACGTTGCTCGATCTTTTCGAGGATGTCCGCTCCAGCCGGCATGTTGATCCCGGTCTGGATCGGATAGATGTTGCCCGGCTGCTGGCCACGTTCGTACCAGTTCCATGCTCCCGCGGCCTTAGATATCTGCCCGCGCCGTTCGATGGGTGCGTCCGTAGCTGGGTCCACCATGCGTTGAGCCCCAACCATAGTCGCGAGGCTCATCAGACTCGCCATCTTCACGTCGCGCACGGCGTTGCTGCCTGGACTGCGGCCGTACTCCTCCCCGCTATCGAGGATGCAGCGTGCGGTCACGACCGGCATTTCGTCCCAGCCTTCCTCCAACAGGATCTTGCTCTTGTCCGCATCGACGTAGAACCCAGCAACGGGTTTGTTGAGATGGTGTAGGAGGCCCTCGATCCGCTCCTCGCGCGGAAGGAGCGCCCAAAGTACCCGGACTTCCTTTAGTGGGTTCTTCTTTGCCTGCTTCACGCGCTCCTCACCCACCGCCGCTTCGCCGAAGTAATTGACGAGGTTCCGCAAGCTGATGTAATACTCGCGAAACTCTATGTCGATATCCCCGTCTTCGTTCTCGCCGATGAAGATCTCCACCGGGTGAAAGACCTTATAGATCGGGTAATCTTTCCCGGGACGGTCTCCGGCGTAACAACTGGCGGTACCGGGCCCGCCCAGATCCCGCAGCGCGATCCCAAGGATTTTATATAGCCCGCCGTCCTTGAACTCGTCGTACATCTGCTCCTCGTAGTCCTGGAGGTAGCTCTTGACGTCGGGGACGGCATTGAGTTTGTTTTTGCGCATCTTGAAACGGGCCCATTTGTAACCGGGGCTGGCGGTGTAGCCAAGCATACCATCGGCCCATACCTGCAGGCAGTGCGTGCCGATGTCGTCGTAGAGGTCCTGGTGCGTGGTCATGCCCTTGTGATCCACGCCCAGCATCAGGATCTCGCGGTCCGGAAGTAGGTTCTCGTTGATCTCGCGCCAACGCTGCTCGTGTTTATGTCGGCGCGTGCGGAACATCTCCAGGAGACGGATCAGTTCCTTGCCGAGTTCCGCCAGCTGCAGGCTATTCTCTTTTTCGAGGACGGTTGAATCAGCCATCAGCTCCGGCCACCTCCGGGGCGCCAGGAGAAAGGATCGTAGCCAGTACCTTCAAGAGGATTATAGTGGTCGCGGTAGGGAAGATTCAATACCGGGTCGCGAGCATCCGGGCGCAAGTCGGGTTTGAAGATGCGAACCATCAGATACTGGAGGGCTTCATGCGGATGCGAATACTTGTTCTTGAGCACGTTCGGCAGAAACTCGCCCATGAGACTCTTGTTGGGAGGGTAGCAGTAGCCGCCGAGGAAGCCGTTGATCAACCTCGTGCAACTGGAATCGATGAGCACGCCCTCGATACGCGCCAACATCTGGTCGACGGACTCCACGCGGGCCTGAAAGTTCTGCTCGCTGGGCAGCACGTTCACACCGCAGTCGTGCATCAGCTCGGCGTTGCTGGTGAAGCCGCCTTCGCGCTTGGGATACTGCGCGCTGCCG